TGCTCCTGCTCCTACTCCTGAACCCACACCTGATAAGTGCTGTAAACCATCAAAATCAAGCAGTTCCTCTTCAAGTTCAAATTGGGGTCATGGGGGGTTCTACATAAAGACAACCTACGAATAGGGGATATAGTATGTCTGACGATATCCCTGAACATCCCAATCTACCTGATTCGGAACAAGAACAAGAAGAGGTCGAGGAACAGGCACAGGCCCAGGCCCATGTTCACGACCAGCCTCTTATAGTTCATAACCAGTGGTCTATCTCACCTGAATACGCACTGTATGCCCTTGTTACTTTTAATTTTCTGTGGACTGTTACTAAATCAGTCACGGAATTCACATATACTGTTGGAAAGAGCGTCTGGAGGAATCTTCAGCCCGATACGTATTATTTTTTTCAGGGATATGATGCCGCATACAAGGCGTCAGACTACACTAGATCTGGCCCTGGAGTTCCTCCTGTTGAGTGGCTGTATGATTCAAAGAAGAAGACATTTATGAACCCGATGGGATCTCAGCGTTCCCATCATTTGCCTTGGCTTAGCGCGGAGATTAAGCATATGAATCTGACTCTGTATGACATCACAGAGTTTGTTGAATCGATTCGGTATTTCCATGACGAGGGCTCTTCGGCGACATCGGTGCCTTCGGCAGAACATGTTCTCTCTGCCTGGTCTCTTGAGTCAGGGATTCTTCTAGATAAGTCTGGTTCCTTGGTTCTTTCAGTGATTGATGAAAATGGCGATGGAGAAGAGATCCCTCTCTATCAACGCGTCCAGTAAGGCAGCAAAATTGAATTGTAAACCTGTAGATGGAAGGGCATTCCACAATGAAACCCGATGATAAGATACCCACTGGTGAATGGACATTATACTTCCATTCTCCAAGGGAGAAGAGATGGAGCATTGAGACCTATACGGAGATTGGCTCAGTGAGCACGTGGAAGGAGTTGTTTCTTCTGCTAAATGCACTTGGTGATATGAAGCTGAAAGGAGGAATGTATTTCTGGATGAGGAAGGGTGTTCCGCCACTCTGGGAGAACTTTCAGAATATTCGTGGTGGTTCATACAGTCTTCGTGGTGGCCTCGAGAATGGTGTCGACATCTTTACGAACTATTCAATTGCCTCAATGCTGGGCTCTGCGACGGTGTCTTCAGATGATAAGGTTATGGGCGTAAACATCAGCCCTAAGCTGGTTGGTGGTGGCAACAGGGATGCGGATCAGACAATTGGGTTCTATACGATTAAGATTTGGAACCATGATTGTATGCGATTTGGTAGCCCTACGGGCCTACAACTCTTGGATAAGAGAATGACACCCGAGGAAGTTCTCTATACGCCGCACAATGAGAAGAAGATGTAAGTGTAAAAATTAAAAATAACTCTTTTTTGTAGAATAGAGCAATGTCGTCAACGCTGACAACAACAGAGGAACTGATTGCCAAATTCAAGGAAAAAACGGCCGCATTAAGGGCGATTACTCAGAAATCACTTAAGATAATTACTGACTATAAAGCTAAGTCTGCTTCTGGGCCTGCTCCTGTTCCTGCCCCTGTCCCTGCTCCTGGACCTGTAACTGTAAAAGAGGCCGAGGCCGCAGCGGCATCAGCCGCCGCCGCAGCCGCAGCTGCTTCAAGTAAAGCGACAAGCACAATAGCTGCGGGCCTAACAGCTAAACAAAAGGGCCTTCCTTTTCCATCACAATCTACAGAAAATGCCGCAGTCCTTGCCGCAGCGGAAGCCGATAAGATAGCAAAAGAAGCTGAAAGAGTAGCAGAAGAGGCACGAGTAGCAGCGGAAGCAGCTGCGGCAGAAGAGGCACAAAAAGCAGCGACAGCAGCTGCGGCAGAAGTGTCTAGGTTAGAAGAAGAGGCGAGGCAAGCGGCTGCCAAGGCCAAAGCAAATAAGAATGCCGCAAACAGCAGGGCCGCAGAAGAGGCACGAGTAGCAGCAGAAGCAGCTGCGGCAGAAGCAGCTAGATTAGAAAAAGAGGCGGGGAAAGCGGCTGCCAGGGTCAAAGAAGCAGCAGATGCAAAAGCAGCGGAAGAGGCTAGAGTGGCAGAAGAGGCACGAGTAGCAGCGGAAGAAGCTTCTAAAGCAGCGGCCGACGCGAAAGTTGAATTAATAGGTGGTGCGGCTGTTGATGAAATAAATACTGTTGATACACTAACCGACCTCCCCCAATCTATTAAGAATATTTTAGCAAAGGCTAAACCTTTATTATCAATAAAGTCGCATGAAATAAAAAAAGATGACTATGATAATGTATATCTGACGAGCGACATTCATGCTGATTTACGAAAATTTATTCGCCTTTTAGTGAATGCGGGTCTAATAGAATATAATAATGGATATGATGTAAACACTCTTCACGATGGACTTATACCTAGTAAGGCCGTTTGGGATTTTAAATGGATTGCTCCTGAAAAAACTCTACTTATTATTATTGGTGATTTAGTGGATGGATTTCGCGGTGTTGGATGGGAAGTAAATGACACAAAGGGTAATATTGAGTTATTGTTACACATTTTCTTATATAATTTACGTATTAAAGCTCTAGAAAAAGATTCAGAGGTAAGATTTACTCTTGGAAATCACGAGTATAATGGTCTAATATTAGATCAGCTAAATAATTATGTACATGACGAAGCAAAAATATATTTTTCAAATGATTTCTCTAGAAAAAGGTGCCTTTTACCTTTCCATGATTGCTGTCCTTATATTTTTCTTACACTTGGTGATGAAGTAATTTGTGTGCATGGAGGGCTGGCTGGACTTGATGAGACTGTAGTAAATTATCAAACTAGACTACAAGCCGAGTTAAAAGATGCTACAACCATAGAAACTATTTTAATAGAGGATAAAATTAAAGGTATATTAAATGTGGATGGGCCTACACCTTTATGGTCACGTGAGTATGCGGATTCTAGAAATACAGCCGCTTTATGTAAAACAATCGGTGAGGCAAATAATAAACAATATGCTCTAACAGTCGTTGGGCACTGTAATACTCCTGATACTCGTTTTCCTCATTTTAATAAGATACGTGATAAATATAAAGAAGCAAAACCAAATGGGCACGATGACGGAGGTAGATGCGATCACGGTGGATGTGTATTGATTGGTTGTGAGAATAGCAAGGAAGGCCCTGGACTTGCATTTGTTGATATTGCGATGAGTGAGGCTTTCTCAGAACCAAACGGAAATGAGTTAACGAAAAAAAGGAATAATACACAGAGAGCTGAATTTTTACATCTACAACACGATCCAAAGCATCAAGATACCGATCGTTATTATAATATTATATCACGTATAAAACTTGACGATGGTGTAACTCGTGATGCCTCAGGTAATCCTCTTCATGATTCTAAGGGTAACGAAATAAAAGGCAAAGAATCAATTCTAATGTGGCATGATCCTAGTATTGGAGATAATGACGCAGAAAGTGTAATGTCTTTTGGTTCCCTGGAATCTCTAGGGGAAGGTGAAGATGAAGGGGAAGGTGAAGGTGAAACTGAAGATAAAGGGGAAGGGGAAGGGCAAGGTGAAGGTGAAGCTGAAGATGAAGGGGAAGCTGAAGGCAATGAGACAGCTGAAGGTGAAGGGGGTGTTTGCCCAAAACCGCAAACAACAACTTCGCATGCAGAACCCCCACCTGCTAACTGTGGTAATCCTAAAGGAAAGGTTGGATTACGTAATCTAGGAAATACATGCTTTTTAAATGCAAGTCTCCAATTATTATATAGAATAATACCATTCAGAGATTATTTTATTAACTTAAATACTACTATAGAGCCATTTAATAAGGCACCATTTACAAATCTACATAATATTTTTTCTGAAATAAAAAAGAAAGAGGACAAAAATGAGAGTGGAGCTATTGACATGGATAATGACTTGTATTTAACACAAGAGTTTGAATGTTTATTTCAACCATATACAGAAGCAAACCAACGTAAAATAGGTGAATTAAAACGATTATCAGATGATGAGATTAATACAGTATATAGGTTTACACCTAATAACTTTAATAAGTTTAAGGCAACAAAAAGTCTAAAAGAAAAGGGTGATTTAAAACTTTTGAGAAAAACTAAACTAATAGAAGAGAAACAAAAGGAATTGGAAAAAACTAAGAAATATGATGGCCAACCTGACAACGTACTTGAAGAAATTGCTGAAATTATTGTTGGGAAAGACTTATCATCTCGTGAACAGGTAATTTTAGATAATAAAATGAGGCGGGGTATAGTCCCAATTCCAAAGATAGAATACAACAGACTAGGGGGCAAAAGAATACAAGAATCTGCGGAAGAATTTATAAATACGTGTATATTAAATAAAATAAATGATGTTATCAATCCCCCAAATAGAGAAATTGCTACTTTACAGGCAATCATTAATGAAGAGGATAAAAATAAACAACTGGCAGCTATATTATTACAGGGAAAGAAGAACATTAATGATATTGAAGTTATGATAGAAGAGAAGAAAGAGGCTATTAGACAGTATCAAAATACAGAAAGTATTAAATCTTTAAAAGATATGTTTGATAAGATATCATTTAATATAATTGAAGATATTACATGTGAAAATGGTAAAAAGATTACGCCAAGAGATCCTGATACTTCTCAAATGTATGATGTAACTTTAATAAGTGTAGATCAACAAACTAAATATACATCAATACAACAGGGAATAGATATCGGATCCAATAGTGAGGTTCATCTAAATTCAAGTTATAAGGGCTGTGATGGATCTCCTGCTGTAAAAAAGATTAAATCTACATTTGAAAAGACAGAGTATTTAATTGTAAATCCAAAGCGTTTTTATACAGATCTTACAACAGGTTTTAATACAAGATTTGATGACCCTATAAATATTAATAAAGTTATAAAAATCAATAATGTATCATTTGAAATTATATCAATTATAATACAGAGCGGTTCTCTTAAAGGTGGGCATTATTTTAATTATTCAAAAACAGAAGATAGTTGGTATGAATTTAATGATTCATCTGTCTCTAAATTAGAAATAGAAGATGACAGAGATTTTCTAAAATTTAAAGGCAGTGATGATATAAGTGAAAATGGTTATATATTATGTTATAAAAGATTGGAAGCACCAGCAGCAGCCGCAGCAGGACCAAACCCTCGCAAAACAAAGGGCGGCAACTACAGAAAGAACAAAACAACCAGAAAGCACAACGCAAAGAAACGCCCCTCAAAGAAGTCGAGCAGACGGCGGTAAATACTCCACACCCTCTCTTTTAAAGAGTTCCTCAGCGAATGGCTCAACCTTTCCTCTGACAATCGCGGTCGGCCGATAAGGCCAAGGGCATAAATACACCGCGTTCGACCACTTTCCTATACGCTTGTAGGCCAAATGAATCGATGAAGGCA